CAGCATGGCGGGCCTTGAAGCTGGCTCGCTTGGCTTTCATCGCCGCGCCTTCGCCAGCCTTTGCTTTGCCAGCAGTCTTTGCGCCCTGCTCACCAAACCGAATCGTCTTGATCTCATCGCCAACCTTGGCAACGACAATGTGCGACTTCTTCGGATGCCCCGGCGTTGCCTTTGGCTTGTTATAGCCAGAGACGCCAGCGCGGGACAGCCGAGAATCGCTTGCCGCCATTAGAAGCCAATGTACAGATTGAATGCCTCAAGACGCATGAGATTGTTTGCGGTCGCGGGCTTTGCGGTGATTGCGAACACCTGATCGACCGTGGCGTCAACCGTCAGCGTTACGTTCGCACCAGTTGAAAGGCCATGCCCGACTGAACTTGCCGAGTTTGTGACTAGCTGCGAACTACCGCGATTTGATATGATCTTTTGGACGCTTGCGCTGGTATTGCTTGCGGCGGCTGCTGCGAGGAATGCACTGCCACCAAATGTCATGCCAAGCGTCTTGACCGTTGCGTTGTTGGTCAGCGTGAACAGAGCATCGACCTCCATTGATCCACCGACGCCCATCGACCAGCCGGGGATGGTAACAGATGCCAGCGTGACTTCCGTGTTCGCTACTGCAACAGTCGGGGTGCCAAGGCCAAGGACATAGGTAAGGTCAATGGTGATAGCCACGCCGGTTGTGTCAGCGTCAAGCGCGGTCACTGCATACAGGCCGTTAACGCCCGTGCCTGTTGCCCAAGTCACATAGACGCTTGCACCAACTGCGATTGCAGCGGTGAGGCCGTGCGCGCCAGCGCTGGCGAGACGAACCTTGCCGCCATTGTCGTTATAGGTCAGCGTTACGAATGTCGCGGCTGGCTCAACCAGACTGACAGCGGAGACGCTGCCGATCACCAACGGCGGGAAGCCGCGCAAGGTGGGCTGTGTTCCGACATCATACTGCGCAACCGATGCAATGCCGCTGGTGATGCGGACAGTGCGCTCAACAGGATACGGGCCAAAGGTCTGTGCGCTATTTGACAACTCAGCCAGATCGGTAAAGTTTTCGTAAGCGTAAGGCTGAAGCGGAGCGATCTGCACAACAGTGGAGTCGCTGCCGACATTGCCGACGCTGATGTATTCCCCGACAGGAACAATAACGTCAGTGATGATCTGTGTAAGGCCCGGCTGAATAATCATTTAATAACCCTTTTCAGTTTTATTGGTTAGCCAACTTTCCAGTTGGTGCCATCGCTGTAGATCGGCACCTTGTTAGCGCCGCCACCAGCAACCGTTGCGGCGAATGTGGCGGTTGACCCGTCAGTGATGAATGCCCGCGTTCCGGCACCAGCATTGGCGGCAGTTGGCAACTGGACATAGGTCACCGGAATGGTCTGCACGGTCTGCGCCACAACGGCACCAAAGTTCACCTCCATGTAAGCAATCATGGTGGTGATTGAGCAGCGCCGCGCATCGCCCTGACTGGTGACAAATAGCGGAATCTGGTCGCCGCCGGAGACTTGCGTTACAGTGGGAAGCTGGTTGATTGTCGGCATTGCGTTAGCTCCATTCAATCGGGCCATCAGGCCCAGCGTCTACGGGATCAGCCGGAATCGGCATGAATGGCGTATCCCAGCGCCAAGGCTTGTTGCCAGCGCCAAGCGGCATGGTTGACGGCAACTGCTGCTCCAGCGGGAACGTCGCGCGCTGCAATAGGGTGTTATAAGCGTTCTTGGCGACCATCTTTGTATCAGGCGAAACGGTCTTGCCGTAGCCCGGTGCGATACGCACAGCCAGATTCCCGATGATGGCTTCCCATGCGCTATCTGGCGCGTTGGTTGGATCGTCTAGGTCGCTGTCCTGCGGGCTGCTCGGCATGGAGTAACCAAGGCGCAGCCCCTTTGCATTCCATTCGGCCATCATTGCATCAAGGCGACGAAGTGCACTCTGCAACTGCTCCGGCTGCAAATCGAACACATAGTTCGCAAGCCCGATTTCCTCGAAGGCCGCTTCGATAAACTGGCGCTTGCTGTAACCCACCTAAACCTCCAGAGCCGACGCGATACGCTCCGCAATCGTCTTATCAGAAGTCCGCGCATTAAACGAGACCCCAAGTTCTTTTGCCTTGGCCTCCAGTTCATCGCGTGTTGCAGGCGTTACCACATCAAGCGCATCGTCCAGCGCCTCAACGGCAGCGACGATCTTTCCCACCACCGCCTCTTCGTAGGATGGGAACCAGCCACGGCTTAGAAGCATATCAAACTCTGCCTGATCGGCAGCGCCCTTGTATGCGTAAGTGCCGCCGCGTGGCTTTGGGTGTGGCCCCGGCGTCCGATACATGATGGTGGGAAAGTCGGTCATTTCTTCTTGGCTTTCGCTGGCTTGGCAGTCTTGGCAGATGCGATGAAAGCGGCCTTGGTCGGCGCGCCCTTGCTGCCCGGTTTCTTCATGCGTTCCGGCGTTTCGCCCGCAGCCTTTTGGGCTTCGATGCGCTTACGCTTGGCGTTGATGTTCGCATAGAGACCCGGCTTCATCATTTCTTCTTGGCCTTCTTGGCCATGCCAGCTTCGCTCAGAGCGATGGCAATAGCCTGCTTGGGGTTCTTGACCATGGCGGCCTTCTTTGGCCCCTTGGGATTGACGCCAGCGTGGAGTTTTCCCTCTTTGTATTCGCCCATCACCTTAGCGATCTTGGCGGCGGCTTTGGTTGGTTTCTTCATGCCCGTTCCCTCAAGTGATTGGGGGAGAGCCGAAGCCCTCCCCCTCTCAGTTTACGCCTGATTGAAGAGCAGGATGCCCGCCATTTCAGGATTGGTCATCACGACACCATAGAGCGTGTCCAGCGTGTAGAGGGTTTCGAACGTCAGCGGGTCGAACTTCTTGGTCATCACCAGTTCAATTCCCTGATCCGTCGAAGCGCGGAGAACGTCAACGCCTGCGCCATCCGGCACAGCGTAACGGCCCGGAAGCAGTTCGATGCTGTCCTTGCGCCAAAACGGGTTGATGTTTGAAGCTGCAATGTTCAGGAAGTTGATTGCAGCAGTTGCCGAAGTCGAAGCAACATAGATGTTCTGATACTGCTCTTCAGCATCAGTTGGCGACGAGTTGGCACCGATCATCGGCGGGCTGATGACCATCGACGTACCGTCCACAATCGAGATGACGCGGAACGTCTTAAGCTGCCCGGTGCTGCGCTTCGTGATGTGATGCACAGCTTCGAGACCCGTCACGGTGAAGGCATCGCCAGCCAGAATGCCGGTCGTCGAAGAGACGGTGACAGTCTGATAGCGGTTGTCCACGTTCAGGATACCAGCAACGCTGCTGGTGGTTGCCTTCGGAACGTAACGCACCTGAGCTCCGTTGGTGGCGATGGTGCGGGTTGCCGAGTTGTCGTTGCAACGGTTTGCATAGTCCAGCTTATAGGTCTGGAACGATGCAACCTCACCGACGAAGCTGCGCTCGTAAGCGTTAGCCGACTTGGTGCCGGTGAACGAACGAGTAGCAACCGCCAGATTGCCAGCCATGCCGTTGTAGTCGCGGCTCGACAGTGCGAGGTAGCGATCACCGGCCATGACGCCCTGTTCGTTCATGATGCTGTCGCAAAGTGCGATGTCATCATAATCGCCGGCAGCGGTCGAGACCGGAACGACGAGCGTACCCTGAGCAGCAGCCAAGTCCATAACCGACAGGTTGATGTCCGAAGCCAACTTCTGCTTGGCAGCATCGCCAAGGCGATTTTCCTGAAGTGCATCGCGCAGTTCAAGAGCGTTCATCTGCCAAGCCGAGCACTTGGAGAAACCAAGCGTCGAAGGCACCGAGAGCTGCGTCATGGTCGAGACATTGCTGGCAATCGAGCTACCCACGGTGCGGGTAAACGACTGAGCGATGTAAGGCTGCGGACGCCACATGGTATCACGGGCGCGTTCCATCGTAACACCGTTGGTGTTGTAGATGTTGATGTTCTTCGAGAGGATCAGGGCGTCGTTGAAACCTTCGAGAATGTTCTCGAAAGCAACGATTTCCTCCTTACTAAATGCGTTGGCCATTGTCTTAACTCCAAAAGGTTAGGTTGATTTTTTCCCGCGCTTGTAAGCCATGACCTTTGACAAATCGCCGGTCTGCAAGGCTTCCGCGCGCAAGCGGTCAAGGGTGGAATCGATAGCACCTGAGAGCCGCCCGCCACCATTGGCGATTGTGCGCTCTGGCGCGGTCGATGCTTTGCGGGTGGTCACTTTCAACTGAGTCTCCAGTTTGGCAACCGCAAAGGCGAACTTCACGGGGTCATTGATTGAGGCGAGTTCCTTGGCGCGCTTTGTGTTCTTGCCAAGTGCGTAGATAATCAGCGCCGGGTTGTCAGAGCCTTGAATGATGATGCCCTGCTGCGTGACCGTCAGATTGTCCTGAGCGAATGCCTCGGACTCTTCATAGTCGCGCACCTTCAACGAAGC